AAACTTCTCTAAATAAAACTTATTAAATTTTTTGTTTATAATGATATTCGTTGTATATTTAAGTATAATTAAAAACACAACAAATGGAATATTATTGGAACTCAGAAACCGTTGAATCTTTTAAAGAAGAAATTTCTTATTTAACCAAAACGGAAATGATTGTTGAGGTAACGCGGTTTGTTATTTCTGATTGTCAATTAGAAAAAGGTGACACTAACCAAACTCTTATAGACAGTTTATTATCAAAAATTTACAGTTAAGATGACAAATAAAGACGCATTCACATATGGTGAAATTATTGGTGAGCTAATGGGTTTAGAAACTTTATACCTTAAAGGTGATGAAGAAAAACAAATGCTACAAGCCACTATCAGCAAAATGGAATCACTTTTTAATAGTTTAAATAAATAAGGTAATGGAATACAGAACGCAAGAACAAGCCATTGAGATTTACAAAGACACTTACGATGGTAATTGGAAAGCAGCAAAAGAAAAGCTGCAAGAATATGGGTTTCAATACTGGGAGTTCATAGATGCAATTGACGGCTACAATCAGGAAATGGGGGTTTCAGAAAAATACCGCCTTGAAATGCTAAGGACGTTATCTCATTTGATATGAAAGTAGGGCACGAAGTACTTCTTTATATTAAAGAACAAATAGAATTGCACACAGAAGCTGACCCAAGTATTACAGATGTGATTATCACATACCAAATACAGGACACAGGTAAGCCTAAAAATTTTTTGAATTTATCCATAAAACTTACATAGTATGAGCCTAGTAGACGATTTATCAGCAGAATTAATGCGCTTAGAACACCAGTTACAACAATCTGAAAAGCGTTTAGAATCATCTAAAAAACATACCTACATAGGGGAAACCCACAGCTTACACGCTGCGGATGGTGAGCTTATTATAGCATACGGAAATGACCAATGGCTAACAATAGCGGTTGACCAATTATTTCAAGACCTACCTGCTATCATAAACCTCGTTTGTTTAGAGCAAATTAAAATGCAAGACGGCACATTGCAACGCATTAAAGATGAGTTAAAAGAATTATGATACTGCTAGTAGATGCCGACAGTTTAATCTTCGCCAGTTGTTACAAGCAAAGAGAAAGCCCTGATGATGAACCATATCACTCAGACATATCCTTTGCCCGTAATAAGTTTGATGAGCAGTTTATGGCTATTGTAAACCATCTCGAAATGATGTATACTATCGATAAGGTTCTTACGTTTAGTGGGTCAAAAGGTAATTTCAGAAAACTGATAACAAAAAAATACAAAGCCAATAGAAAAGATACTGAACTGCCGCCATTGTTGAACGATATGCATAGCTACGTTAAAAAACAGTACGATAGTATTTATGG